GGTTATGCGAATTCGCTATCTCTGCGATTAGAGATTGCAGGGCGATAGATTTTTTGGTGAGCGCTTCGCTGATTTTCATAATGATTTCCTTTTCGTTTTTGAGTGTCGGGCCAGTCCCTGAGCTCATGTATACATAGTACGCAACTATATTTAAATTGTATACAAGTAGGTTGTACTAACAATCATTCACTTGACTTATATCAAGTCAACCACAGCCTCCTAACGGGGGCTTTTTTTATGGGTCAACCTAAGAGGAGCTCAACATGGATAAGCTAAAGGGAAAGCAGCAGCTTTTTGTCGAAGAGTATCTGCTTGACCTTAACGCTACGCAGGCGGCCATTAGAGCTGGTTACAGTGAGAAGACAGCAAAAGACATCGGTTGTGAGAACCTAGCAAAACCCAACATCGCAATCGCGATCATAGAAGCCCAGCAGGCAAGGTCAGAACGTACCCAGATCGACGCAGATTGGCTCCTAAAGCGATTAGCTGAAGAAGCCACAGCGGACATGGCAGATCTCTACGATAAGGGAGGCGCGCTTAAACCGGTTTCTATGTGGCCTGAGATATGGCGCAAAGGTTTAGTAGGCGGTTTAGAGGTGCAGCAAAACTTTACATACATCGATGGCAATAAAGTGCCAGACGGCGTTGTCACAAAAGTAAAGCTGAGCGATCGCATTAAGCGGCTGGAGCTGATCGGTAAGCATATTGATGTAAAGGCCTTTGAGGATAGGGTGAGCACAGATCACACAGGCACGATCAATATCGTTCTCAGCGAGAAAAGCTCAAAGCTGTGACATTTGAATTCACTACTGCCCAGGATCGCGCAACTGATGTGCTGATCTCTGATGCAATGCATTGTGCACTGGGGGGCGGGTCAAGATCGGGTAAGACGTTTTTGCTGGTGTATGCGGTCATTGTAAGGGCGTTAAAGGCGCCAGAGTCACGTCACGCTATTTTCAGGTTCAGATTCAACGCGATTAAAGCCTCAATCATATTTGACACGCTGCCTAAGGTCTTGAAGCTTTGTTTCCCCGAACTCCCTAGTGCTAACAGCATGTTAAACAAGTCAGATTGGTTCCTCACGCTGCCCAACGGCTCAGAGGTATGGTTTGGCGGGTTAGATGACAAAGAGCGCACAGAGAAGATTCTAGGGCAGGAGTTTGCCACTTTGTACTTCAACGAGTGCTCCCAGATCCCGTGGAACTCTGTTGTGCTGGCTAAGACGCGATTAGCGCAGAAAACAGGGGCGATTGAGCTAAAAGCGTATTTTGACTTCAACCCACCGTCCAAAAAGCACTGGACGTACCGATTGTTCGTTGATAAGCGCGACCCAATCACTAATAAGCCGCTTAAGAATGAGTTTGACTACGGATTCTTCTTAATCAATCCGGCTGACAATCGAGAGAATTTAGATCCCAAATACCTAGACATGCTCGACGGCTTACCCGAGAAGGCGCGAAATCGCTTTTTACTGGGTAAATTTGCTGAGGATAGCGACGGAGCGCTGTGGACCGAAGAGCTGCTGGCCCAGAACAGGGTTTTAGGCCATCACGGCACATTGCCTGACTGGCTGCGCATTGTTGTTGCTGTTGACCCCAGTGGCTGTAGCGGCGAAGAGGATTACCGTTCGGATGAGATTGGCATCACCGTGCAGGCTCTAGGCACAGACAATCATGGCTATCTGCTTGAAGACCTTAGTGGTCGATACGGCCCTGAACAGTGGGGCGAAATAGTGGTTGAGGCCTACAAGCGGCACAACGGTGACAGGGTGATTGGTGAGAAGAATTTTGGCGGGGATATGGTTAGGGCGATTGTTCACGCTGTTGACCCCGACGTTCCCTACAAAGAGGTCAATGCAACGAGAGGCAAGGTTGTTCGTGCTGAGCCTATCTCTGCACTCTACGAGCAAGCAAAAATCCACCACATCGGTTATTTCCCAGAGCTTGAAGATCAGCTCTGTTCAATGACTATGGGTGGCTATGAGGGCCTTAAATCGCCTGACAGGGCCGACTCAATGATCTGGGGCTTTACTGAGCTATTCCCTCAGATGACGGCTAAGGCCGAGAAAGATTGGCGTCCTCCGGCGGTAAAAGTTCAAAGTCGAAGCGCAAGCCGTTTTGATGCAAAAAAAAGGAGATTGTGATGGGAAAAGCTGTAAAGAAATTTGCCGACCCGTTTGGGTGGGTGTTTAAAGATCAGAAGGTGGAGAAGCCAGACCCTGCTGCCGCACCAGATCCAGAGGCTACCGCTGCTGACAAAGAGAGGCAGATGCAGCGTAAAAAGCGCACTGGCCGCACGTCGACGGTACTAAACACTGATTCAAACCTGGGGTGATGATATGGGCATGATTAAAAGCGTAGCAACCAAGGGGGTTCTCGGCTCTCTTGTCGGGGATTTAGTCGGCAAGGACGATAAGAAGGAAGGCTCGTTACTCAAGTATTCCCAGCGCGACATGGATCGATCAAAGCGCAAGAGGAAGCAAGCTACAGCTCCAACTAAAAGAACAGCAACAGCATTAAGCGGCGGTGAGCCACTTGGCTAAGCAATCTACTGAAGAGCTAATTCAACTGGCAGGCAAGCTGTTTGAGAAGCAGTGGCCGGTCATGTCCCTATGGCAGACGCTGGCCGAGCATTTCTACCCTGAGCGCGCTGATTTCACGATCACTCGCAATGTAGGGCAGGAGCTGGCTGATTCGCTGGTCGACTCCTACCCTGTGTTGGTTCGGAGAGATCTTGCGAATTCGTTTAGTGCGATGCTGCGTGATGGCGACTGGTTTCAGGTAGATGTTGAAGGTGACGCGGATCATAACGGAAAAACCTGGCTGGACTACTCAACTGACCGTCTTAAGAAGCTGATGTACAGCCGAAAGGCTAACTTTGTCAGAGCAACTAAAGAGGGCGACCACGACTACGCAACATTCGGTCAATGCGTCCTCTCTGTGGAGTTAAACAAGCAGGCTGATGGACTGCTCTATAGGGCGTGGCATTTGCGCGATTGTGCGTGGTTTGATGACGAAACAGGGCAGGTAGGCGGTCTAGTGCGCAAGTGGGAAGCTACCTACAACGATCTGGTGCAGTACTTTGGTGAGAAAAACCACCCCAACATTCTCAAAGAGCGGCTTAAAACCCCGTTTAAAGAGACGTCTGTACGTCATTTGGTCTTGCCGTCATCAATGTATGGCGACGATGAGATCACTGAGCGATTTCCGTGGGTCTCGGTCTGGATTGACATAGCCAATAATCACGAGATTGAAGTGGTCCCAATGAATCACCGCATGTATGTGGTGCCTCGATTCCAGACTATCAGTGGCTCACCTTATGCCTATTCGCCCGCCACAGTAGTTGGATTGCCCGATGCTCGCGCACTTCAGGCGATGACTCATACCTTACTTGAAGCCGGTGAGCGGTATGCACGGCCTCCGATTATCGCAACCTCCAAGGTGATTCGTGGGGATGTGGACCTATCGCCCGATGGTATCACCTGGGTTGATGAAGAGTATGACGAGAAGATGGGCGCCTCACTTCGGACGCTGCAACAGGATCGCGGGGGTTTCCCTATCGGCATGGAGATGCGGGCAGGCATTGTAGAGGTGCTTTCTAGCGCGTTTTATCTTAATAAGATCACATTACCTAGCACAACCCACGAAATGACCGCTTACGAGGTCTCAGAGCGAATGAAGCAGTATCGCAGGGAGAACCTGCCACTGTTTGCGCCTATCGAGTCTGAATACAACGGTCAGCTGTGCGAAACGTCCTTTGATGTAGCGATGTCGGCAGGCCTCTTGGGGTCTCCCTATGACATCCCTGAATCATTGCAGGACAAAGATGTTCAGTTCCAGTTTGTCTCCCCGCTCTCTGCCAGTCAGGAGGAGGAGAAAGCCACTCGGTTCTCTCAGGTTGCGGCATTACTATCGCAGGCTGCCGAATACGACCCTCAGGTGCTACAGAACGTAGACTTTGATGCTGCGCTGCGTGACGCCATTCTGGGTACAGGTGCGCCGGCTAAGTGGTTGACAAGTATTGAGCAGGTGATGGGTGCACGAGAGTCTGAAGAGATGCAGCAGGAGTTGGCGCAAGGGCTAGAGATGACAAACCTTGCCGCAGAAACGGCTATGTCGGTGGATGCTGCCGGTGTCTAGGTCTCCCGTTATATTCAAAACCCAAAAGCTTTCCGATGACGAGCACAGGGCTATCCGCTCTCTATATAAGGGTGATGCCACAGAACACCAGCAAAGGCTGGCACTCAAAGTCATTATCAACAAAATTTCCAGAGCACAGGACTTGCTCTACATCCCCGGCAGCTTTGACGAAAGTGCCTTCCTGAATGGAAGGGCGTTTGTCGGTCAACAGTTGCTTAAATATCTAAACCTCCCTGTAGGTAAAATTGAAGAGGTAGAAAACCATGAGTGAAGCAGATCCAGTAGTACCAGTTACTGACCCAGCAGCAGCCCCAGTTACTGACCCAGCAACAGCCCCAATAACAGATCCGGCAGCAGCCCCAGTAACAGCCCCAATAACCGATCCCGTAGCCGACCCCGCAGCAGCACCAGCGAACCATTTCGCCTCGATGCCTGATTCATGGCGTCAAGACTTGATTTCATCAGCTGGCTTTGAGGGTGAAGAGGCAGAGAAGCGCGAAGGCCAGTTAGATCGTGTCATGGATATGAAGACACTGATTAAGAACTATTTTGAGGCTCAAGACAAGATCCGTAAAGGTGAGCTATCCAATGGATTGCCTGAAAACCCTTCAGACGAACAGGTTGACGAATGGCGAGAAGCTAACGGTGTCCCTGAAGCGCCCGACAAGTACGAGCTGAGCCTGGAAGAGGGTCTGGTTCTGGGTGATGAGGATAATCGCATTCTTGAAGGCGTCTTTAAGGCTGCCCACGGCGAGAACATCTCAGCCTCAGCCATGAGCGCATTAACAAACGCCATGCTAGCGGGTCGAGAGGCCGAGGCTGAGGCTATTGAGGCCCAAGACGGTGTAGATAGCCAGACCACCTCTAGGCAGCTAAAGGATGCATGGAAGGGGGATTATCAGACCAACCTCAACATGATTCAAGGATTGACCGCGCAGCTACCAGAAGCTATTCGCGCTGAGTTTGAAGGCGCGCGACTGGCAAACGGTAAGGCGGTATTCAACTCTCCCGAGGTGATGGCATTCTTTGCCGACATGGCGCGCAAGGTTAACCCTGCTGGCACTGTAGTACCCAATTCAGCTAATCCTACCCAAGCGATTAGTGACGAGATCGCCAAGCTAGAAGGTCGCATGGGCGACGATGGCTGGCACAAAGATACGGCCTCACAGGCCCGTATTCAGCAGCTTTATAAAGCTCGCGATGAAATGAAACGATAAACACCAACAACCCACCGACACAGTAGACCCCTGAAGCACGTTACAGCGACCCTCCACACCAGAGCTAACTCGTCATGACGGCCTACGGCCAACTCGAACCGACCGGTATTTAAAACGAAAACCCTAAAGAGGACATTGATATGGCTGATTCTGCCTTTCAAACAATGTACCGACAGGAGTTTGTTCGAGGTTTCGAAAAGCGACAGTCTTTGGCTCGTCGCACCGTTATTACTGAGACCGAGATTAATGGTAATGAGGCTACATTCCTCGTTGCTGACTCTGGCGGCGCAACTGCTGTAACACGCGGGATAAACGGAGATATTCCAACCCGTCCCGATAACTTAAATCAATTCACCGCTACGCTCAAAGAGTGGCACGACGTTCCTGAACGCACGAACTTCAACCTGTATGCATCTCAGGGTGATGGTCGTCGCATCATGCAAGAGACGTCCATGGCTGTTATTAACCGCAAGGTTGACAACGATATCCATACCGCTCTCAGCACGGCAACCACCACATGGGGTGCTGCAACTGCGGCCACTCTACTGCGAGTTACCACGGCAAAAACCAAGCTGGCCAACGCCTTTGCAACCGAAGATGACGATGTATTTGCATTGATCACTCCGGCTTACCACGGGTATTTGATGGGCCTTAATGAGTTCACATCTGCCGATTTCATCAACCTGAAGCCATTCGAGAACGTGTCTAAATCACGCGCCTTCAACTGGTATGGGGTGAACTGGATCGTTGATGCGGGCTTGCCTGGTGTAGGAACGGCGAGCGCTAGTTGCTTTATGTATAAC